GCTTGTCGTTGTTGGTCATGTACTGCAGCCGGTTGGCACTCCACACGATGGCATTGCCCCGCTTCCGCTCCTGCGCGGTGTAGGACATAACCGTCATAGCCTGAGAGAGCTGCAGGGCAAAGGGCTCGATCTTGCCCTCGTAGTAGGCACTCCACGCGTCGCCGACGGTCTTGTTTTGCAGAATGTCCTCGTTACTGCCGAAATAGTTCAGCACCCGGGTCTGGATCAGATTCATTTGCTCCGGGTCGACGATCTTGGCGGTGGACTGAATCTGCTGGACGTTGCTGTATGTGTTCGGGAACAGGGCCAGCCCGCCGGCGTCGCCGCCGAGGTTTTCCGCGACCCAATTCTTGCGTTCTTTCGCCAGATCGGAGCTTTTGGCGAAGTTGTTCACCGTCGCCATAAAGCGGAAACTCGCGCTGTTTTTGATGCCCTCCGCGATGCCCTGATTCTGTGTATGGAGTAGCTGCAGGGTCGGCATCAGCGCTTGATTGCTCTCGCCCACGATGTCGCTTTTATACAGGTATTTGCTGACCACGCCGCATCGGGAAAACTCGATGGCCGCCCATTTCCCATTTGCGAAACGATAACGCAGGTAAGGAACGCCGCCGACGTCGACGATCTCCGTCTGCTGGGCGTTCACCGGGTAGAAACCCACAAGCCGGTCGAGCTCGTCCAGCACCGGGGCGATAAAGCACGTATTTTTTGCGTCGTATATCGTGGCGACCTTATAGACAAACTGCGCGGATGTCATAAAGGGGTTGGGCCTGCCATCGAGCAGGGCCTTGATCCCGCGCGTGTCCGCGCCCTCCACGTTGGGCTTGAGCTTGCTGCAATGGTTTGCAAAGGTGTGAATGCAAGCCCGGGTTAGCTCCATTTCATAAACGCCGCCGTCGTAGCTGGTGAAAATGGGCGTGTAGCCGTCCAGCATTTGAAAATAGCCGTTTACCTGTTTTGCGACCTTGGGGCGCTTAAAAAGAAAGTCAAAGGCTCCCATGCCCTCCTCCTGTTCTGTTCAAATTAAAAGGCACCGGAATCCCGGTGCCTTTAGAATGTTTCTGTTTTTACAGACTATTAACTCTTCTCGCCAATGCCTTGCCAAGTTGGACATGTCCATCCGGAGTAGGATGTATGCCATCGCACATCATAGTGGCACGGAAAGCGGACGATATAGCAGGAAAACCCAAATCTGCGCCATCAATGACGGTAATGCCGTATTTCCCGCGGCACACTTCTACAATGGCATCGCGATAATTTTGCAGCCCTGCGGTGTTTCTGGTGCTGGGCAGCGGCGTAACAAAAAAGATTGTCTTTTGCGTATATCGTGCAATGAGTTCGTTGCACAATTTATCCAACGCCCCGCAGAAAGAAACGGTGTCGTCGGTGTCCTCGGTCGTGCCAATGGTCACGCCTTGATTGCTGTCGTTCACGCCACCGAAAATAACAACAGCATCACAGTCAGCGTCCATTAAAGCAACGCGGTCTGCAAAGGAAACGCCTGTTCCTCCGATGTTGGACACACAAGATCCACCCCGGCCGTCAACCGTAATCGCGGCCAGACCAAGCACTTTCTGCATAATTACCGGGTAAGGCTCGTCCATTCTCACAACCTCGTTATTCGTGGTGACATAGTTGCCGTATGTGATACTGTCACCGATAAAGCCAAACTTTTTCCCGGTCCAGTACGACAGCGGATATTTTTCCGTTACTGTAACAATTTCGCTTGGGGGGCTGCCGCCAGTATCACCACCTGCGGAAGCACCTTTCAGCCAGTACTTATCGCTATTTGCGTTTTTTACAGTGATAATGACATGGCTCGCAGTTGCGGGCATGACAAGTTCGATCTCTGCAAACCCACCGTTTACCCCCTGAAAACTTACAAGAAAGTTATCATCAGCATCATAAACGCTACCGGGCTTTGCGAGGTCTGTATACAGCACATAGGTTTCCCCTGCGACAACTGGAATTTTTCCAGAAATGCTGTGACCGACTAATTCTTTAATTTCGCCGTCGGTATTCTCGACGTAATAGCCGTTTGTCCACTCCACACCAACAAGCAGATTTTCGCTTTCCGTTGCAGGCTGTTCTTCCTGCTCGCCCGGCACAGTCGTGGTAATCTCTCCGATAACAAGCAAATTTTCGCAAATAGCTTTGTTGCTCAAAGGATTGTTGCTTGCAGGATTGATTTCAGAATCAACCGCAACAGACGGCCCCATTTCAATTTTAACATCGCCCTCACCCACAAGGCTCTGGCCGTTAACGGTTTTAATGGGCTGGTGTTCGGTCAGATATTCGCCTTTGGGCTGCTTATCCTCCAGCGCCTTTTCGTTGGCTTCGATGCCGTCCTCGATGTGCGCGACGTGTGCCGCCGTCCAGTTGTCGACGTGATCCGTAAGGTTGAGTCTCTGATACGCCATTTTTAACCTCCTAAAATCATATTGCCCAGCACCGCAGAGCCGAGGAGCGAGGTCGTAGGCCCGCCTCCGCTGCCTCCGCCGCCGGCTTCCAGCGCCTCGATCCGGGTGACCAAGTCATTTATCAGCTCCATGAGCTGGTTATAGACATCATTCGCAGGAGCCGCCGGGGCGCCCCCGCCGCAAAGTATGGATTTTCTCGCGGGGATATACGCCGGCGTCGTTGTTCGCAGATCGCCAGCAAATACGCCGACCTTGATGGTCAATGTGTTTGAGATAATCGGGATGGCGCACCGATTGCCCTCAAATACGACGTCCGTATGTTCGCCGCTGTGAATGAATCGGGCGGTTTTTTCGGGAAACTCGCCCCATTCCTCGTCGAAGTCAAAAACGACGACGAAATCGCTGTTGCCGCAGACGTATGCGGTTTTCCCGGGATATGAGGCGATCTTGTTCCTGACCGCGACGCTGATCTCTTTCGCCATGCCGGCCCTCCTATTCGTTGTTTTTTAACTGCTCGCCGATTTGGTCATACCATTTTTGTCTGACCGTCAGGGCGTCGATCACGCAAACAAAACCGTCGATATGGCACCGGGGATCAATTTTTACCGGGCGCATTTTGCGGTTTTCGACGTTCTGCTTCATGCCCACATTGAGAAAATGGGATTTCAGCAGGTTATTGTCGCCCAGCCGCAGGGTCTTGTCCCGCAGCAGGCCGTCCATTTCGTTTATAACCGGCGTGAGGTTTTCACCTTGGAAAACGTCGTCCATGTGGAAACCATACTGCTGCATTTGCTGGACGAGGTACTGCGCGGAATACCGGTCATATCCCACTTGTAGCGGGAGGATTTCGTACTCCTCCACCAACATCCTGAACCACTCGAAGCAATCGTTATAATCGACGAAGTTCTCCCCGCTCGGCTGGATCAGTCCGGCGGACACGTACAGGCGATAGGGGACGCCCTCGGCCGCCTGTAGCTCGTCGATCTTGTTCTCCGGCATAAAGAACCGGGCGAACGTGTAAAGCCTCCCAGCGCGTTCTATGACCACGCAGCAGGCCGTAAGGTCGGTGGTCTGCGAGAGGTCGATCCCGCCGACGCAATAGCTCCCCCGGAAATCCTCGAGGCTGTACGGCTCGCCGGCCACGGCGTCGACCACCTCGTAAGGGAGCCACGCCTGCGTTGAGTTCTGTTTTATGTTGCAGTATTTCGTGAGAAACTCCGCCCGCTTGCTGAGACTGTTCCGGGCGATGGCGATCTCCTCGATAAAGAAGTCGGCCGACACACTCACGCCCATGTTGGGGTTGGCCTTTTTCAGCTCCTCGATGTCGTCCCACTTGCTGGGATCGTCGATCATGTACAGGATCGGCAGCAGGCGCCGCTCTTGGCTGTTGTTCAGGAGCCACGCGGTGGAGCGTGTAAAAAGCTCGTCATAAGGGCCGTCGATCACATAGCCCGCCGTGGAGATCGACAGGATCATCGGCTGCTTTCGAGCGCCAAGTGCGGATTTCATAACCTCGTACTGTTTCCGGCCAAGCTCCGCCGGCCAGCTCGCGATTTCGTCACAGACCGTCAGATGCGGGTTGAAACCGTCGGATTTTTTGGCGTTGAATGCCAGCGGCTTTGTGACGCCGTTGGTGCTCTCCATGTAGATGTCAGAGCGGCGCTTGACTACCAGCGCGGCGAGCTCCGGCTCCTGCATGACCATGCGGTGGAAGTTCTCGAACACGATCGACGCCTGTTCCAGTTTCGGAGCGAGGCAATAGTTTTTTGCACCATACTCGCCGTCAAGGTATACCATATAGGCGATGATCGCCGAGGCGAGTATACTTTTTCCGTTCTTCCGGCCTATGACGATAAACACCTCGCGGAATATCCGCAGGCCGTCCTCGTCCACGATCCCGAACATGACGGAGATCGTGGCCTTTTGCCAAAGCTCCAGCTTTATGAGATCGTTCCGGCCCTCGCAGTGATGGCAAAACGTCTCTATGAAATCAATGGCCCGGTTTGCCTTTTTGGCGTCGAAATAAAAAAGACCATCGCGGAGGCCCGCAGTGATCTTGTCGTATAGGAGCCTGACCCACTTGCCGACGACGATCTCGCCGGTTTGTATTCGGTGGTGGTACTCCTGTATGTAGTTTGCAAAGGGTGGCATAATATCACCTGTTCATAAGGGCCTCCAGCTTGCTTGTCTTTTGCGCCGGCGGCACAAGTTCGAGCAGTTGCTTGAGGATCGTATTCAGGTTTTTTGTGAGGCTGATATGGACGTCAGCGGCGGCGGATTTCTTCCACCCGCTCTGCGTCTCGCCGTTTTGATAGTATTCTGTAAAGCCGATTTCGTTGAGCTGTACCTCCAAGTCCTCGAGGCTCACCGTGATAAACGCGGCCCGGTCGATCAGGGCCATGCAGGTCTGCAGCTTATTCGGTTCCAGATCGGCGAACAGTTTCAACAGCCGCCTGCGTTCGCTTTTGACTCGGGATTCTTTTGTCGGGTCTTTTCTTCTTTTTGCCATGTTCCCCTCCCCTTTCGCGGTCTTTTCAGAGTTTTTCTTGACCCCGCCCTTCGGTCCCCTGCCCCCCTTGAATCAAAATAAAAATGGGGGGGATTTCTGCGAGAAACAAAAGCGGATCAGTATTGTGAGTTCCTTATGATCTCACCGTTTGGGCCATAAAGGCACCTGCCCGGTGTGGCTTTCCGTGGGTCTGTTTCTTTGTTGTGACAGGTCTGGCACTCATACAGAAAGAGCTCCGGGTTGAGGCTTATGTCTGGGTCGTTGCAGTTTATATCATCGAGCCATATCGTATGGTGTACGATCTTGCCCGGCTCCTTGCCGCATACCTGACACAGCCCGCCGTCTATTGCAATACGTTTGTCTATATACGCTTTCCTTGCCCTGCGCCATGCTCGGCTCTTGTAGAATTGTTCTTGTGTAAGCACAGGCCGCCGTCCTTTCGGGATATAAAACGACCCCGCCATGGTACGCATCGGAGAGAGGCGCGGCGAGGTCTGTGGAATTATAAACAAAACGGTGGTGGCCGAGTTTAACGGCCATCAGTTGGCGACCTGAAAACCAACGCCCGAACCGGCCACCGTAATGGTGCAGCAGCGCGGGAGCGCCGTGTGGGGGAAAGAATGGCAAGAAACCCCGGCGCCGGAAAGAACCCCGCTCGGCTCACCTTTCGGCTTTGCTGCTGACGGTGTTACAGTACCACGCAAATAATGGGACAAACAATGACAAAGCATGACAAAGTAGGACATTCTATGACACATTTTCGAGAAAAAACGCAAAAAAATAAGCGAGCCGGTTTCCCGGCCCGCTTGCTTATCTATTTGCGATTTTTAACTCTGCTTTAAGCGCCGTCTGTAGAACAGCGGAGAAATTCACGCCCGCCTGCTCCGCCTCAAAGTTAAGCCACGACGGAATGGTGCAGTTTTTCTTCACCGTGCGCATGTCGTTCTTTCTGCGATACTCTGCAAAATCAACATCCACCAGCGAAACGATCCCGCCCGCCGGTGCATTCGCTTGAACGTCTGCGAAGTTTGACGCTTCCGGCAGAGCCTCGCCATCGTCCTGCATATCAATTCCCATAATACCGATTGCATCCCGGGACATTTCGATCGCGTCGGGAATATCAACGCCCTGCGTATTGATATTGAAATCAGGGACAAATACCACGACGAATTTTTCCCCCTGTGTCATAACAACAGGATATGCTTTTTTCATTTCAAAAACCTCCTTTTTGGTTTTGCGGAGTGCCCAGATAAAACTCAGAGCAACGCTCCTCTATATCTGGAATCTCGTCGCTTTTCCCTTTGGCGCACAAATCCCAAACATCCTTGTCGAGGTCGCTCGGTAAGAAGCCACCACACGCATTATAGTGAAAACACTCCTTGCACGTTGCCATGCTCTTTCAAGCCTCCTTTTATATTATCGCCAAGGGCGGCGGGCTTATTTCAGCCCGCGCCTCTTGATGATTGCTCTTGCCAGTTCTTCGTCGGTTTCTCTGTGTCTCACGACGCTTTCCCTTTCCTTGCCCTTAACGTAAATATCGTGGTTTCCTCCGTGCCGTTTGAATTTCCATCCGTTTCGTTCTAAGAGCTCGATAAGGTCTTTTGTTTTCATTTCCTGCCCTCCTTGCATTTGTTATTATACGCCCTTTATACGTATTTGTCAATGGTTTTTCGTAAAATTTATGCGTATTTTATGCGCCTTTTTTTCAATGGGCGATAGAGCTGAGATATAGCAAAAGAGCCACCCGCAGGGGTGGCTCTTTTTATGCCCTGAACGCCTCGAGGAAACTCTCCCGGTCTGCCGGCTGCTGGAGCCATTCCAGAAACTCGGCCGCCGCCTCGACGGTGATCTGCTTAATGTATGGATCGCGGAACCCTCCCGGAATATCGAGCACCTCCGTCCCCGCTATGGCCGTAACGGCTGCCAGCATTCCGGCGATGTCCTCGTCGCTCATGGCCCGGATGTGGTCGGCGTTGGTCGTGATCTTAGGGACGTATGCACCGCATGGCCATGTAAGGCCGGAGCCGGTGCTGCAATCTGCGTATTTCGTGCAGTTTTTGCACTTCATTTCTGCGCCCTCCACTCCACCGCGATGGCTACGAGAACGCCGATGATCAAAAGGGCGAGGAGGTTATTACTATTCATCGAATCCCCTCCAGACCGGTTTCTGTTTCAGCCAGCGCCGCCATGCAAATATGCGGAATCGGGACGGTTTCCGATCGAGCCATTTATTAAACTCCGCGATGTACTGGAGCCGCTGGTTATAGCGCGCTTTCTTGGCCTTGCTTTCGTTCATTGCTCTTTCCCTCCGTCCATCTTTGCGCCGCAGTTGGG